CCTCTTACGAGGGCTCTCTGTATGTAGACCTACATCATGGGTTGACTTGAGTAATCAAGTAAAACCCGGTGATGCGTTTCCATACGGTTAAAAACTTTCTTCAAGTTCTGTTAGCGAAGCTTTGGGCTTTACAACCCTCCTTCGTCCTTAGCTTAAGATATGAAACTTAAGCATAACGGTTCCGTTTAGTAAGCTGCGATATCAACAAAGTAAACGTTGGTATCTCGACTAGGTAAGCAATGGTAACCTTACACCCTTAGTTGGGTGACCAAAGGCGACCTGTCGCTCTAGCGATACACAGTGAAACCGGTAATACAGAATGACGGTCACGTACGTGAGTACGTGGCCGGGTTGACCCATTCGGGTCTAGCAACATCAACTGATGTTGTGAATATCTTCACTACATGAGGTTAACTCTAATGGATCTTAAACCATTTCACAGATATCGAACAAGACTCCTTCCCGATGTATACTCGGACTTTGTGCACAACTGTATTATAGGTTGTACATCAGCCGTGTATGGGCCAACACTTTCGGCCCACGGGAGTGAGGAGATGTGGGATACTGTGACTCCTAACTACAAACAGCGTATCGCTGCAGGAGAGATAATTAACAACGCATGTACGTACACGAAGTCGGAACATTCCCGAAGTGGGGATGGTTATTCGCACCACACAAAGACCGGTGGAGGGACAATATATGAGCAGACTGGGGATGTTTCCCAAGTTCGCACGTTATATCTCTCCGATGGTGTTTGGGATGGTCTTGATCCTCCAATGGTGGAGGACCAAACTAAACGAGCGAAACTGCTCGCGATCGCGAATATTGATTCGACTCCGTATGCCTTTGGCGAAGACGCGGGCGAAATCAGGGAAACAATTAAATTCCTGACGAACCCGATGTCATCACTGCTGAAGTTGTCCAGGTCATTCAAAAAGAAGAAAACAAAATCTGGCATCAAAGGGAAGGAGAAATTCTCCCCTCGAAATGCCGCTCAAACAGCTCAGTACAGGAGTAAACTCCTAGCTGAAACCTGGCTTGAGTATCGATTCGCAGCCTCACCACTCGTCAGAAGTCTGATGGATGGTTTGGAAGCTTATTCTTCGACCTTGGAAACCCTACCCCCACGCTTAAGTGCAAGGGGGAAGGCCATAGACACCGATAAAGTATCCGGTGATTTGGTCAACAATGGGTATACATTTGAACGGGATAGAACCCGAACATTTAACAACAAGGCATCCATATTGTATGAGGTATCCAACCCCATATATGACTGGAAATACCGCTATGGGTTTCGGGCTAAAGATCTACCTACGACGTTGTGGCAGTTATTGCCATACTCGTTTATGATAGACAGGTTATTTGATGTCACGCACTTTTGTCAAGGCGTGATTAATCTGACCGACCCGAACGTGAAGATACTGTCCGCGTGTAGTCGTGTTAAAGAAGACTGGGAAGATAATTACCGGTGTTCCAACATGGTTGCATCAGGATGGAGTATTTTAATGTCCGGGGAGATTGTCACGGAGAAGTATTTCCGTTATAATCGTATTCCCTGGTCACCATCGTACTCTGATACGGTTCCTTCCATAACATTGGATGAGCTTGTCAATAGTGCGACCAAACTCTTAGATCTAACAGCTCTTGTTTATCTTAATTTTGCGGGTGAAATCATTGAAAACTTGATTTTTAACCGTCATCGTTAAGTGAGTTGTTTGTACACAATTTCGTGTCGATCTAAGTCCCAATAAGGAGTGACATATAACATGTCAATTAAAACCGCAGCCATCCTAGTTGATGGTACTGTAGCAATTACTGCTGGAACGAGCACGACTTTCATTGGAAAGGAATCCCCAACTGGGGTCCGTGTTGTCCTTGATGATGCATCTGCATTCATCGATCAGACAACTATTGATTTCCAAGTCAAGGAGCCTAAGATCAGCTCCAGCGCGCCCAACGGTTACACCCAAGCCCGTAATACGGTAAGGGTTAAGGAGCCTAAGCTCCTGAACAACGGTGCATACACTGTCAACACTGGCGGCGCCGAGTTCTCATTTGATCCAGAGACCTCAGAAGCCGAGAAGCTGTCAATGCGTGTACTGGTGTGTAATCTCATCATGGATGGCGATTTTACTGCCTTCTGGGATGATCAATCGAACGATTGATGAATGGACCCCTTAACTATTAAGGCTTTACTGGTTATCGTCACGATTATGCTCACTGCGTTCCTCGGAATGCAAGTGAAAACAGATCTCGTGTTTGATAATACAGGAAGCCCTACGGGGACCACCATCTGTTCGGGTTGGTTTGATTGTTCGGGGGATTTCCCCTCGGACTCAACGTTCACTTCACCATTTTATGGAGATATTCCAGATGAAGAAGAAAAAGCAGTTAAAGAAAAAGCTACCGCTCTTTCGTCCTGATGACATCGTAAACGAGGTGCATCAGGCACTTGAACGAGATTTCCGCGAGGCGCAACATGTGTATTGCCTCAACGATGACCTCACCCTTTATGGGTTTAACAGTCAGGTACAAAACTTTATGAAAAAGTACGTACCCTCGGACCAAAATAAGGAAGAACTCGAAGCTAAAACCATCGAAAAGTTTTTGATGGTCAATGAGCATATAGGCAAGGTTAATGGACGACTGAAACACGTCTTCCAAAATATCAACCAAACCTATGTTCGGTCTAACTTATCCAAACATGAGAAGATCCATGTGAGGGCTCGCGCAATTATGCGAGCTGTATTAGGTCCTTCCGTAGATGAAGAGCGCTGGTTCCGTGAGTGTAAAAACTCCCAAGGATCCACGGTTGGAGTATCGTTTTTAGATACCTCACCCGAGCGAAAGCTACTCTTCCCTTTGACTGTGACTAAAGAGGCCAAACCTTACCACCGCTCGTACATGGGATGGGATGAAGAACTCTCATCTGCTGTTATGAACTATAACAGCTACTTCCCCATTGGGGATGTGTACGAAACTGTGGAAGGATCTCGCGCCACGACAGTCGACAAGAATGCCGAAATACGTCGCATGATAGCACCAGAGCCGACCTGTAATATGTTTTTACAGTTAGGTTTAATGCAATACATGTATGACGAAATGAAGGTGTTCGGACTCGATGTAGAGTCTTTGCCCACATTGCATCGTCAATTAGCGCTGGAGTCCAGTATAACGTTGCGTAACGCAACAATTGACTGGTCTAGTGCAAGCGATTGTAATGCTATTGAGTTATGTAGGTGGTTATTTCCTCCTGCGTGGTTCAAAATTATCATGGCTCTTCGTTCACCAGTTACCGTCTTACCAGATGGAAGAACAGTGCCGTTGAACATGGTAAGTACCATGGGTAATGCGGGTACATTCCCGATTGAGACTCTTGTCTTCTGGGTTTATGCACACGCTACGAAGATCACCGTAGACAAGCCAAACTATGTTGGACTCTTCCCTACACAAGAGGAGTTCGGCTCGGTTTCGGTTTTCGGTGATGACTGTATCGTGCCCTCTTATATGGCCTCAGAATTTATTGAGATCATGACCGAGGTGGGTTTCATAATCAATGACGATAAGTCATTTTATGGATCTCTGCAATTCAGAGAATCCTGTGGAGGAGATTATCTCCAAGGATACGACGTTAGGCCTTTTAAAGTAAAGGCCCCACAGAGTGCAAAACTATCTCAACTGGAGCCCTGGTTATACATCATGACAAACTCACTGATAAAGAAGTACATTTCGTACTACGGTGAGTTAAGTTATGTGTATGACAAGGAACTCTGGCGGGTGTTGTTCGCACTTTTCAGACAGTACAAGATTGAAATTAAGCTTGTGCCGTCCTTCTTTCCTGATGATGCTGGACTCAAGTTGTCTTTTGACATCGAGAGATTCCATAATCAATATCCTATGAAGCTAAGTAGGATATCCAGGTCAAATCATGGTACTGTTAGCTTTAGTTTTTGTCGTTTCATTTTTAGACAAAAACGGGCGCAGTATGGGCACATCCGCTATGCTATGTGGCTCAAAAAGCCAAGGCACGAAGATGTACTTTTACACCATGAAGAGACGAGGACTCAAAATCCTTTTAGGAAAGCTGGTGGTTATGTCGTGGCGAAGAGCTTGTCATGCCATTGGCATGTCCCAGTAGTTAAAACACTGGCCGGTTAGCACCGGGAGCTCCAATAAAACACAAAGAACCCTCCAAGCCCTTGATTGGGACAGAGGAACCTTCG